AATCCAAATCTGAGGGTTTACTGTCTCCCTGCCCCACTCGGTGCCGAGCGTCTGAAGCATCTGCCGAGGGCTTTGCCCCAGCCACGGGATCACAGCCTCTTTCGTGTCTCTGTTCTGAAGACCGACCACTGATACGCCAGTGATCACAGCGATGCACTCATAAATCGGGTCGGCGAAGGCTAGTTGATGAAACGAGCGCCGTTCAGAATCCCTAAGAAATTCTGCCACGGTATTCTTACCAGCACCAGCCGGCCCGCACAGACCGATTAGTTTCGCACTCACTTGGCTGGCCCCGCGATGTGCATGGCGGTCAGGCCGCCCTCGGGGCGGTAGATGAACGTCTCCATAGCCTGCCGGCTTCCAATGAAGCCGTTGTCCGCGTGCCACGAATCTGGCGGGCAGATGGCTGGAGCCGTTCTGACGATCACGCCGTCAATCGTTTCGATGGGCCGCTGCCACTCGGCTGCCTGAGAGTGGAAGTGCCCGGTGTGATATTCCCGATACCAGCACCTCGCCCAATCTGCCGGAGCCTCGAGCGCCATCATCTGCGGCAGACGCTTCTTTGCCCGGTGCCCGTGGGTGATGCCAAGCAGATTGCTGCCGTGCGAGAGATACTGGCGTCCGGTCACCTCGCCCGACACGGTGACGCGGCCGTCGTTACGGAACCGTTCGGCGAGGATTCTCGCGAACATCCATGTCAGGCTCTCGTCGTGATTGCCGTTGACGATGGCACAGTCCGTCGGCGCGGTGGCGGCAGATCGCTCCACGATCCCCAGGAGCGAGTCGCAGCCAACCTGAATGATCTTTTGAATGCGACCGTCTTGGTCTAGCGGCGTGCCGCTGGTGGTCGTGCCCGCGACGTTATCGACGTGGAAGAGGTCGCCAAGGAACAGGATCGTCCTGCGGGCCGGCTGCGCCACCGCGAGTAGCTCGTCGGCGGCATCCCGCACAAGCCGGTCGGCTATTGATAGATCGTAGTCGCCGTCGCCAGTCGCCTTGCTCCAGGCTCTCTTGCCGTAGTGGCAGTCGGCGATCACCAGCACTTGCCAGAGGTCGCCGCGGGCCTTGGGCTTAATCGGCTTGTGCTTCGTGCGGGGTAGGTTGGCCGCCGCGATCATGGCCTCGACGGCCTCCTTGATCCCCGGCCCCGCCTTCGGCTTGAGTCTCACCCATACCCGGTGGAGGTCGGTGACCGTCGGCTCGCCGTCGCTGCCGGCGGTCGCCACTTGCCACGATGTCGCCTCAGACGAGGCGATCTCATAGCGGGTCATATCCGCTTCGATATGGGCAATGAGGTCATCGACGGTCTTAATGCGGCGGCTCGTCGAGCGGGCCTCGAGCACCTCGCCGTCGCGCCGCTGCGTCACCTGTTCGGCGTCGGGAGCGGGCTTCGGCGTGGCCGACGCTGCCGCTGCCGCCGACGACATGATGTCGCCGGTCAGCCCTGCGTCAGCCATCGCTGCACCTTTCGATAGCCGTTGATTTTGTACCCCCGGTCAACGAGCTTCGCGATGATCGTCCTTGCCATCTGCGATGCCGAGACGCCCGACGAATCGGCCGTCTGCCGCCACTGTCGGCGAACATCAAGGATCGCGTTTTGGTGATCGCTTGACAGAACGTCGAACCATCCTTGGTTCTTCGGCGTCGGCTTTGCGCTTGCCAGAATCTCCTCGGTCAGCGTGTCCATGCTTATCCTTTAGGTAGATCATGCCGTCGTCATCGGGGATGCCGCCGCCCTCGACGAGATCGTCGTCATCGTCGTCGGAGAAGACGAAATCCTTGGGTGGCGGTGCTTTTCCCATGAGTAATAGTCTGGCGGGGTAGCCTTATATGGTCAATCGTTGCTCTTGCGTGCTGCCTTGATAGCACGCCGAATAAGAAACCGGCCGGCAGCCTCAATGAATGGTAGTCCGCGCTTCTCTGCGTTCTGCCGCATGGCGGCGAGGATGTAGTCCACCCTCTCTGGCCGCTCGCACTCATCCGGCCCCCATGCGTCCATCTCGCGGGCGACTCGGTTGCATGAGCAGTCTGGGGAAGACGTTATGTAGAAAGGCCAGCCTGCCAGCAGTCTCTTCAGTTCGGTGCCGGGGCCGTGCGCCGTGGGCGGCGGGTTCTCGGCGGCTACGGCTCCTCTCGCCTCATTTGGGTAGAACGGGCTTGTCACATCGATCACAAAGAAGTCGCCGTCCTGCGAAACGACGCACGGCATGACCTCCTCAATCGAGAAGCCTCGTTCACGGCACCTCTGCTCAAGATAAGAGCGGTGAGAGATGACCAAAGAAGGTACTAAGGGAGCGGGTTGCAACTGATGCTCTCCGAAAGCCGCCATCCGATTTTATCTCCTTCTGGGTTTCCGCACTCAGCGCTACTGCCAAGGGAAGTAAACGTCGCCGAGTTATGGATAGAGGGTGACGAGTGAGTTCTCGGAATGGTAACTTGCGTTCCTATTGGATAGCGCGGCTTGTATCCACCAGTGGCACTGATTACCTTCCCAGAGTTCCCTCGCATTGATGTATTCGCTTGGGTTACTTCGCACTGAAACGCACTGTCCCACTTGACAACAAAACCGCCATCGTTTGGGGGGTCAGTAAAATAGCAAGTATCGTCGTCAACCAGCGTTGCGTACCTGAAGTATTGATCGGAACCGTCAAACGCCCTAAAGCCCTCGCAAATGCACGGGTTTGGCTCGCAGGAACTGCCCTCGCCGTGCCACGTCTCACCCTTTGCTGTGTCGCACTCGCACTCATGGCACATTCGGCACGTCGTCTTGTCGTCAAGCTTTCCTGACTCAGGTGAATATCTCTTCCAACCGCAGCACGCCCCCATCTTGTCGCATGTGCCGTCCGTTATCTCTTCCGTGAGTTCCCAGTAAATTTTGTCGCCGCTGGCGTTGCAGCAGTTCCTGTCGATCAGCGCTGTTGCCTTCGTTGGGTTCACCACGCCTGGAGCAGTTGCAAAGTAGTTTTGGCAGCGAAGGAATGTGTTCTGCATGAGCGGCATCATTTCGCGTATCGTGTCGAGCGGATACAAGCTCTTGCAGTCAATGCACTCTCCGTTGCGAAATGACTTGAGATAGTTTCCAGTTGATTCGACAACGATGCCGAAACCGCATCCTGTTGACTCAAACTTTATTCTCCCGTCACGACCCCCCTCATCTACGCACCGGCCGAACTGGCAGCAGTCAAAGTCATACGCGGTCGCGTACTTAAAGAAGCGATGCGACCCATCGAATGCTGCGAAGCCACGGCAGTCGCCGCAGCAACACCGCGAAGAACCTTTCTGTCCGATGATCAAAGGCATAGTGTCACCCGCACTGGCAGCCGGCGGCGATTAGATACCAAGCAGTCCCGTCTTTGGCTATTGCACAGTTTGTTATGCAAGCCGAAGACGTGCCGCCCTTGATGTCGGCGAAAAGATTGACTGCACTTACAGTGTTAGGCGTGGTTGTCACGTTGCGAAACTTAAGCGTCTTGTTTGTGTCAACCGACCACGTTCCGGTGAACGTGCAAACGCGAAAGATTTTTGGCGTATACGCTTGGTCACCCTCGATGACAGTCTTGATTCGGCTAGTTGGCGAACCCGGCGAGAACGCATCTACCTTCGCGATGGTGCTTTTCAGCTTCTCGCGAAGGCTCTCTCCGATCAGATATCGTCCTGGTTCTGTCATGATTACTTATGAATACCAGCGGATTCCAAAGCTACTAAAATTATTACCAAAGTTCGTTTCCGGCTGCATACATACTTGATATACCAAAACTTTGTCTGCGGTTCCGAAGTTATCTGCGTTTCGCGGCGATCCATTGTCATTCAAGGCGATAGGCTGCGCACACGGGCGTTGGACGTACCCACCACTGTCGCTTCCTGTCGCTGGCACCGTCACCATGCCCCTAACTTTCGCGCCGCTTGTTCCAGTGGCGAGCGTTACGCCCCCGCCCGACTCGACAACCTTGCCGTCCTTGTGCTCAAGGTTAAGGGCTTTCTGATCTACCGCACTGTTGCCCAGGCCCGTATTTATGATGTTAAACCCTGTCTGCGGCAGGGCCATGTCCCAGCCGATGGCTTTCATGCCGCCTTCTACGAACGCCCAGTGCATTCTGACGCCGAAGGAAAACGTGATCTTAAATCCTCGGAACATCACGCCGTTAAACTGCTCGACCACAGGAGTGGAAGAAACTCCTTGAAGCATACAGCAGTGAGTCGGGATAGACAGATTGCTAAAACTAAATCCACTTTCGTTGACATAGCCAACGTACTGAAGCACTTGGCTTTCGTCTGCGCTTGAGTATTGGTCTATGTTTATTGTCACCACTGGCTCTAGGCGTGTCAGGCCGTCATACATATCGCCTACTGGGTTACACGCCGGCACCCATGAACCAGAAGAGCCGCCGCTGACCTTCTTCCCCGTCCAGGCCGCAATCTCTGTAAGCGACGTTGTCATCGAATAGAGCGCGGGCCGAACGGTCGGCTCTTGTGTTTTTGGGTCTGGCCCATTGGGAGATGCGCTTGGAGTGGAGCGGTATTCGGCTGTGACAATCGCAATCAGCCGGCTGTCGCCCTCCATCTGAGACGAGACGCTGACGCATGGGAGCGGATTGGATGCGCTGTATTGATCGCCGATGTTGACATTGATAGCTTGGAAAATGTTCCAAGACTCGTCCGGGGAATTTAGCATCACGCGCCACTTGCGAACCGCCGACTCAGCTTGACCGCCGCCGTCTGAGCTTCGCGAGAAGGAGTTGCCCTGCGTCAGTTCGCCTACAAACCTTGGCATGATTTAGAGAAGAACTCCTGGGTTGGCAGCCTTGACGGCCTCAATCAGTGCGTCGAACTTCTGGGTCTGTTTTCGTAGCTCGGCGAGGTTCACGTCTTTCGCCGAATCGTCGCCGCGGATGAGCCGAGTCAGTTCGGCAGCACCCTCGCTCGTCGAAACGTCGGTGGCCTTGAGGGCGGCTCGAGACGGGCCTTGAAGGCGGGCGTTCTGCCGCTCCTCCGCGAACTGTTGGAGCATCGGGGCGACCGTCTCCATCTGGTTTTTGACGGCTTGTTGCAGGAACTTGGTAGGGTCTTCGCCGCCCTGCCGCATCTGCGCTGCTCGGGCGTTGATGTCGGCTCCGGCCCCCTCTGTGAATTCCTTCTTGAACCGATCCTGTTCTGTCATGCCGAGGTCGCGGCCACGCAGTGCGCGGTCGCGTTTATTCTGAGCGGCCTGCTCCTTGTCGATTGCGTCACGTTCTGGGCGGGTGCCTAGATCGACGATGGAGTCTCGTTCGCCACGCATCGTGCGGTTCTTGCCCTGCAAGTCTTTTCGTTCTTGCTTTTCGCCCTTTGTCAAACCGCCGGCCGCTTCCTTCTCGGCCAGTGCCGCGAGCCGCTCGTTGTTTGCCTTAAGTTCTTTGTCGATAGCCTGCACTCGAGGGTCTTGCTGCATCCCCTTTCGCTTCGCTTCAAGATCGTCTTGAAGCCCTTCGGCTCTCGCGCGGTCTGCGCGTAGCCGTCGATCTGCCTCATCGCGGTCTTTTCTGTTTTGCGGCGTGGGGTTGTTGATGAATCGCTGCTGTGCCTCATCTGCTTGCCGGCGACTTGTTTCGGCGATTTGATCCGCTGCTGCTTTGCGACGGTCGAACGTCGGGTCTTCTGCCGCCTTCTGGCGAAGAGCGTCAAGCTCTTTCTCGCGGGCCGCGATGCCATTGTTGATCGCGTCAAATTGCTTTCGCTCGGCCTGGGTCAGGTTCTGGGCAAGCTGCTCTCGCTGCCGCGTGAGTTCGATCTCACGCTTGGCGGCGGCATCAAGCTCCCCCTGCTCTTTTGGCGTGATCCCGCCGATTGCGGCCTTGGCCTCTAGGTCTTGGCGTCGTTGCTTATTGGCTTCGATCTCGTTGTCGATGCCGACCATCCGAGGGTCGGCTTGAATCTCTCGGCGCTTGTTGTCCAAGTCGGCTTGGGCGTTCGCCACGCGGGCACGATCTTCGACCAACCGGGCCTCAGCGGCGTCCCGAGCCTCCATCGCCCCGCCTCGCAGAGGATTCTCCTCATACGCCTTCTGGGCGGCGTCGGCACCAGACTCCGATTTCTGCATCGCCGAGTCGCCGATCTTGCGGATACGGGCCAGAGCGGCCTCTATGGCGATGGCGGCTTCGGACAGCGCTGCCGTCGCTTCAGACGCGGCTTGTGCAAGCTCAAGGTTCAAGCCGGCAGCCCGAGAGGCCGCTTCTGCTGCCTTCAAGTCTGCCTTGGCCTTGTCGGCAGTCGCTTGGGCAGCGGTCGTGTCGCCGCCGACATCGCTGATCCTGCGAACGTCTGCCTCTGCGTCTCTCAGTTGTTGCCGGCGGTTGGCAACCGTCGAGGCGGCCTGCTCGCTCTTGCGGCGAGCCTCCTGCTCCGCGTCGGCGTTGAAGCGACCTTGGGCTATGATGCCCGCCCGCTCGTTCCTAAACCGATCATTGCCCTCCATCGCCGCGGTAGCCTGAGTGAGGCGTTCACCGCCCACAGAGCGACCTAGTCGCATCTCTCTGGCTCTGGCCTCAGTCTCAGCCTGCTTCGCGCGGACGGAGGCGACCTTTTCTTCGGCCGCTTTGACAACTGCCTCTCGCTTCGTTGGGTCTTCGATCTCCGTTGCCATCTCAACGGAGCGTGCCAACTGCGCGTCAGCATCTGCTAAGTCGGATGCCAGAGAGTCAAGCGTCTGCTGAAACTCGGCGGCACCGGGCACTCCGCGTGCAATCGCTGCGGCCACGTCTTCCTGCGATGATCTAATCGCTCTAGCAGCCTCCTCAGACGCAGACGCCACTTTCAGAGCCATTTCGTCGATAGCCCGCTGGAACGGCGTTTCAAGCTGGTCAAGGAGCGATTTCAGCCGAGCAATTGTTTCGCTGGCTGTTGCAGAAGGCGCAGTCTGAAAACCGCCGACCTCGCGCCGATCAGCAAGCGGTCTTAATTGACCAATCATGTCCTCAATGGCGTTGCGCTGAGAGGACAGAGTGTCGCCCGATCTGTTCGCAATTCTATTTGCTATCTCTTGCTTTTGATCCGGCGTAAGCCCTCGGCCACTTCCACCATCATATGGCCCTATGTTTCTGAGCGCTTCCTGCGACAAAACGCGACGTACATCGTCTGGAGTCGTGATAGACCCGGTGGGAGTGCCCACCGAAACAGCAGTTCTTCCCTGTATCCACCTAACAAACCTGTCAAAAACACCAGAAAGTCCCTTTTCATCAAATTGCGCACCACTTAACTGTGGAGTTCGATTTGCTAAAACGCTCGGCATGGATTGACGAATAGTCTCATTCTCACGGATGTCTCTTGCAAGAGTAAGTCTGCGGCCGGCATCCGTTTCTGTTTCAAGCTCTCTCTTAGATTTATTTACGTTCGCCGAAGCTTTTTGAAATTCTGGATTAAGCTCCGCAAGTCTGCCCTCGCGAATATCTCTCTGTTTTCGGCGGATATCCGACACGCTCTGGCCCATCTGTCGGCCGGCGTCTCCTCCAGAAGAAAACGTCCCACGAGACATGGCGTCACCAAGAGACTTAAACGCCTGCGCGAGTTCCTCGACAAGCCCCTTCTGGCGAGCCAGGGCATCGTTCAAAGCCTTCGTCTGATCTTCAGCGGTTCTGCCGTTGTTGATCCACCGCACAATGCCGACGGCAACTTGACCAGCTAGAACGGCACCGAGGCCGATGAATAGCCCCGTCGTGCCGCCCAACACGAACGCCAACTGTGTGATGTTGTTACTGACGGCTCGCAGTTTCTGGTCAATGCCGCCAGTAGAAGACATGAAGTCGTCGATGGCGAATGCTGCTTGATTAGCCGCCAGCGACAGATTGTCGAACCCGCCTCGGCCGATGTCGCCGGCCCGCTGCATATCGCGACGGATACGGTTGACGCTGCCCCCGCCGGCTCTCGACGTTGCATTTACGGCAGCGGCCTGCAAGCGGGCGATACGCTGCTGTGTCAAAGGCTCCTCAAGGGTTCCTGCTGCCATCGCCTCTGCTATCGCATTCCTCAATGCGTTAAACGCCGCGACCGCTGGCCCTCGGGCGGCTGCTTGGGTTCGCCCCAGCGCGTTCTGCAACGACATCAAAGATGCTTCGTAGCCGCGAAGAGCACGCTGATCTAGCCCCAGGTTGATTCCCGTCACGCCCTCGCCGCCGAACGAGCCGGCGAAATTCATCGCCGCCGCCGCGCGGTTTGCGTCTTGCGTCAAGACGACGAGCCTGCGGCGCGCAGCCTCGATCTCGCCGGCCACAGGCACAACAGCCGTCGAGAGCCGAGCAAACTCCCTCTCCGCATCGCGGATGGCTGGGACGAATCGCGCTCTCAAAGGCTCGGGTAGAGTGTCAATCTTGCTCTTTAGAGAGGTGATGCTGCCCTCAAGCACGCCGAGTTGGCGGCGAGGGTCTTCGATGTCCATGCCGAGGTTGATGCTGCCGTCTCCACCAAGAGCCTCTGCCTTCGCCGCCTGCTCTCTCCGTATTAGCGTTGCAATCTCGCCTTCGCTCCTACGCTGTGCCTGCGCCTGCCTCTCGACCTCGGCGGCCTTTGACGCCTGCTGCACCCTCTGTAGGTTGGCTAGCTCGCTGTCGGCGACACGCTGCGACTGCGCCTGCCTCTCGACCTCGACGGCCTTTGACGCCTGCTGCACCCTCTGTAGGTTGGCTAGCTCGCTGTCGGCGACACGTTGCGACTGCGCCTGCCTCTCGACCTCGGCGGCCTTTGACGCCTGCTGCCTTCGCTGAAGAACGGCTATTTCACTTTCTGCGGCAGAGACCGTGCGAGCAGCCGCGGCTGCTTCTGCACCTACTTGCCGTTCGATTTCATCGTTTAGCCCACGCTGGACGGCAAGCTGAGACTGGTATGCCGCCGTCGCTGCCTCGACGTTTCCGTTTACAAGAAGTCTTTCGTTCTCCAAGGCGGCGGCGAGACGCTCCGTCTCCACGGCCGCGGCTCTCTGCTGCGAAACAAGGCCGGCAATTCCATTGCTCGCCATTGCTCCGGGGGACATTTGAGCAGCCTGAGACTGTAGGCTCGCCGACCGCTGCATCTCAGCAACCATCTCGGGCCGCTGGAATCGAAGCTCTTGCCCAGTGGCGAGTCCAGAAACCATTTTTCCGGCTTCGTCCAGCCTTTTCATCGCGGCCGTCGTGAACTCAACTTGACGAGCGACTCGCGAGAACTGATCGACGGATGCTGTTCCAGTCCTGTCTATTGTGTCCGCAAGCTTCTCAGCAGCAGTCTGCGCCGACTGAAGTGCTGGGTTAAACTCACCCTGCACAGAAATAGCCAGTCTTCCAAACGTCTTTACGGCGTTAGAAAGAGGCTTATTTACCTGCTCTGCCGCTGAATACAAACCCTGCATCCGCGTGACCGCGGACTGTAGGTCTGGGCCTTGGAAGCCTTTGAACGACAGCTTTTGCGAAGCGACCGCTTGCAAAGCCCGCTCAAGCTTCTGAGCGCTGGTGTAGATTCCGTTAAGCGCAGACGCTGATCCGCTTTGCGCGGATGTCAGCGAACCCTGCATACTGCCAGCGAACTTCCGCACCTCGGCCGCAGACTTACTCAGCTTGCTATCAAAATCGGCCGTATTCGCCGATACGATAGCACTGATCTTGCCGAGATAGCCGTTTCCCATCGTTTCACCCTGGTATCGGTGCGGTCAGCTTCAGCAACTCGTTGATCATCTGCTGCTCGGTCTGCTCGGCCTTAACAACGCTCGGAATAAACGCCGATTCCTCGGGAATGTCGTGCTTCTTGTAGTTTCCACTTGAAGCCATGATCACCCTGCACAATCGGGCTGTTTGCCCCCAAGGATCGGGAAGCGGCCATCGCTGGTCATAGGCATACCACTCGGCGATCTCCTTGCTGTCCATCTCCTGAAGCAGCCGCTTGACGCTCATGCCGAGAGTGGCTGCTAGGCGGAAATAGAATCGCCGCTCGGGACGGGCTGCGAATCTTCCCCCAAGGCATCAACTGCCTCCTGGGTGAAGGCGTTGAGCTTCCAGCCGGCCTCGAAGAGTCGATTGATCACGACCGACGACTTCTTGCCGAGCACGTCGCCTTCGTCGTCTCCGAAGAGTCGCTGACCAGCTTCGTCGCATACGGCCAGAAGCAGGAAGCGAATGCGGAACGCCTTCATCTTCTGCTCGGAGTAGCTCTCCTCGAAACGGTCGCGGTCGGTGCCGGTAAGAACGCGGAGAAAAACGTCGCCACCCCACTCTGGAACAGCGATCTTTTCCTTACGAACGTCGTCGGCGGCCAGGATGCTTTTACGGTCAAGTGCCATGTCTATCTGCTCCAAGAATGAAAGAGAGTCGGCATCCTGCCGTGATTGCTAAGAGCTAGCCTGTGAAATCGGTTGACATAAATTCCAGCGTGCCCCGAACGACTTCGCCCACCTGTGCTCCTATTGAGCCTGAGACGCACACGACTTGACGCGAGATGGAAAAGCCGGCAGAACTGAAAGTGAGAATCCCCGTGTTTTTCACAAGGCTTTGCGGGTCGAAAGATCCCGTCGCCAAGAAATCCACGGTTACGCTGCCTGGGGTAATGTCCCCTGTCGGCACCATGAGCTTGAAGCCACGCGCGGTATATCGGTCGCTCATATCCGCAAGCTCGGCCGTCGAAGCCTTGACGGATATGCCCGTGACTTTTCCGACAAACCCAGTGAACGTGAATGTCGCTCCCTGGGCTGTGAATCCGGCCATGACGGCACTCGCCTAATTTATTAGGCAACGCGCCAAGTGGCGCTGCCCTTAATGAGATCGCCGACGCTGCCGCTGACGGTTGAGGCCGTGAGGGTGGCGTTGCCGCTGAAGCTGACTGGGCCGCTGATGGAGATTTGGCCAGACTGAGCCGCAATGACCGTGGCTCCGATGTAGTCAACGGAGATTTCCCGTTGCACGAACGTCGGAACGTACTGGCGACGGTCGCCGACAGATTGGCCGAGGTGCGAGCCGTCTGCGGTGTCGATCTGGTCATTGACATTAAAACTCGTTGCCGTCAGCGACACGCCGCCGTAGGTAATCGACACACCCATCGCTGCAACACCGGCCATAGTGCGCCTCCTTGCGCTAAAGTCTTATTCAGTGGACTCTTGCCACCGAATTTGAAATAGTTGTCGAACTTCGTATGCGGGCGGGAGTTGTGCTCCCACGGCGGCCGGGTCTAGATAATCATCCGTCTCCGAAACGAGCCGTATATCACTAATTGTAACCCCTGAGAGCGTGCCAGTGCGGCCATCCAAAGCCAATCGAACCTCGTCGCCTAGCTCGCGGGCTGTGTCATAGTTCAGCGCCCAGGATGCGATCTGGAGGCTGACGACCGGCTGGTAGATCGGCCCGACCAAAGCCGACTCGCGGGTGATGTTATTTCTCTTGTAGACACAGAACGGCAGGACGGCGGTCTTCGGCACCGCGACGGGGTACACCTGAAATCCAACGAGCTTCGCCACCTCTGGCGTGGTGATCAGACGCTGAAAAATGTGCTTTTCGGGAGAGATAATCACGATGTCAGCCTGTCCAGTGAATTTTGGATGGCGGCCTTGAGCGTGTTAAACACGGCAACCTGCTGCTCGCCGATGGTCTTCTCCATTGCGTGCTGCGCCGGCATTGGAGCAATAGTTTCACCTGGGTGAAGAGTGATCGGGTGCATCTTGCCGTTCGTGAATCCGAAGTCGTGCGGATAGCCCGAACCCATCCGCGACTGCCGAGTTGGCTCGTCATAGCTACTCATCAAAAAGTAGTAGCCCTTGGACATATTGGCGAACTGCTGGTTGTTCGCCGACGAATGCCGCTTCATCTTCCCGTTGATCATTTGGTGGACATTGAGATAGGTTCGGCGACCTTTCGTGCCCGGTTTCCTAGCATCAGTACCAAATTCAACGAGCCATGCGTGGTTTCCAGATGCCTGCTTTGACGTGGCACCAGACGTGCCAGACTGCCACGGGCCAATGACAGCCACGGCGGCAGCATCGTAGGTCTTCGTTTCGATGCGAACCGACTTGCTCAAGTTTTCTGTGACTTTGTTGACCTTGGCCTTGTAGCCCTTCTTTATGTGCTCGCCGGCCAGCTTGACGCAGTTCTCGAGCGCCTTCGGCTCGCCCATCTTGGCCCCGATCCTCTCCAGCTTCTCTGCAAGCTCGCGGATGCCGGCCGTCTTGACCGTGACGAACGCATTCGTCAGTTGCTTGCCGGTCTGGCCGTCCATTACCCGAGGTGCGCCAACGCCTTGCGTAATCATGTCGCATCCTCCCGTGCCAGGATTTCATGCACAGACCGGGCTTCGCGCTCAAGCACGCTGCTGATCTCCATGACCCGGCCACGCCAGAGCAGTCGGTGCTGGTGCGTGATGCCGGGGAAGAAGCGAATGCGGATGCGG